ATAAAACAGAATCTGCACACGGAGTTGTAGAAAGAGTAGAGCGTTCTGGCACGGTAAAACTTCCTGGAACTAATGAAAGTGTTGAGGCTTCTTCAGACAATCCAGTAGCAGTAGTTAGAGTTTATGCAACCAATGAAAATGGTAAAAGAACTAGGACTGATAGACGTGTTGTAAAACCTTTTAGTTCTTTAAGAGTTTCTTCTGAACCAATTGATAATGAAAAAATGTATGATATGGATGATGAAATTGAAAAGGTATCTGCAGCAAGGCTGCAAGAACTAGCAGACGCTTATAATAAAAATAAAGAGGGTGATAAAAGAATTACAGTAGGAGCACTAAGACAAGTCTATAATCGTGGCATTGGAGCATACAGAACTAACCCTTCATCAGTGCGTGGAAGCGTTTCTAGTGCAGAGCAATGGGCTATGGGAAGAGTAAATGCTTTTATGGCTGGACTTCGTGGAAGATTCCCAAGAAAACCTTTTGATTTAGATTTATTTCCAAAAGGTCATCCAAGATCTACTAAAAAATCTTTGTTTGAAGATTTTGCAAAAGATGTAAACAAGCCAGAAAGAGTTACAAAACTTTTTAAGGATGACGATACACAAAATAATGTTAATAAAGGTTGGGACGGATCTGTATTTGATTTGAATCCGTTTAAAAAATAATGGCAAACAGATCTTCTGCTTCTTATTATTCAAATCACGGATTCAATCCAATGCAAATTAAAAATGGCAGAATTGTTCGTTTAAGAAAAGACGGTAGCATTAAAGCAGACTTAGGTCCACACAAACAAAAACAAAGTAAGGGAACAACTAATGGCTGAAGATACATACACACCTACATCTGGCATGAAGGCTGCTGCTCGTCGTGCATTAAAATGGAAAGAAGACGGTAAGGCAACAGGTGCTGGAACTCCAGTAGGCTGGGGCAGAGCAACAGATATAGTTGCTGGTAGACCAATGTCTCTTAGTACAGTTAAAAGAATGTTTTCTTTTTTTTCTCGTCATGAAGTAGATAAAAAAGGTAAAGGGTTTTATGATGGTCCAGAGTTTCCTTCTAATGGAAGAATTATGTGGGAGGCATGGGGTGGAGATGCAGGGTTTTCATGGAGCCGTGCAATTGTAGAAAGAGAAAAAAAGAAAGTAGAAAAGGCTTGGATAGGTAGTCCATTTAGTTTAAGAAAGGGGTAGAAAGTGGAAGATTTGGGTGTTGAAGAACTAAAACAATTGATTAATTATTATAAACAGAGGTCATCAGATCTTGAGTTTAGCGTATTGCAACTACAAATGAAGTTAAATAAAATTATTTCTCTTCAGGAATCAAAACCAGCAACAAAAACTGTTGTAGAAAAAAAATAACATTTAAGCAATAGGAGAAATATGCAAGAGTTAATTGCAGTAGCCTTGACATTGCCTATTGCTTGGGCTATAATTAAAGTAATAAAGAAAAGGGCTAGAAAGAATTTTTCAAAAACCTTGTATCGTCAAAGCGATATACATAGTTTATTAAAATATTTTTTTTCTATCAAGTTATTAAACGAAGATGAACGCCCTTCTCAGTTGACAAAACGCAAACAAAAGAGTATGATTAAAGTTATATTCTTAGATAGCCAGGCATACTGGGTATCTGATAATACGTTTTATGTTGCAGAGGCAGTAAATGGTGAAATTCAAAAACACACCGTAAAGCCAGTAAACACAAACGGATTATCAAAAGGAGATCTTGACAAAATGCTATTCATTCTGGATAGCCTAAAGAACGGAAATAAAAATGATAGTGGCAGTACAGGGAACGAACGATTTTGATGATTACAACATCTTCATTCGTGCTATGGGTGTTGCCTTGTCTACAATGCAGGAAAATGATAAAGAGTTCGTAATATACTCTGTTGGACCTGCAAAAATAAATTCTTTTGTTTCTGAGTTTTGTAATTTATCAGAACGTGGAATGAAAGCAAGAGGTCGTAAGATTAAGTTTTATAAAGTAGCATCATCTTGGCTAGAAGAAAACATGGAAGCAGTTAACTACTTTGCATTTCTTTCTAAACCAAAACAACCTAACTCAAAATTAGTTGCTGTTGCTGAATTTAAAAATATAGAAGTAGGAATTTTTAGATACTAGGGGGAAGTATGATAATTAATAAACTAGAAACAATGGAAAAAATAGTTGCATCTAACTATATGCTTGATTGGGTTGGTTGGGATGTTGCAGAACGTAAAAAAACAGAGGCTGGTAGAACTGCAGTCAATGGTGTAAGAGTCAAAGGTCAGTGGTACACACAACGAGTATTTAAACTGAATCGTAATGGCTGGGATATTCCTAATAGATATAAGATGTAGGTGCTTAAATGAAGCAGCACTTATGGAAAGACAATGCCGCTTGCCTGGGTCTTGAGAATAACTTATTTTTTGACAAATACGAAGAAGATGTAAATGTTAGACCAACTGTAGACTCTATCTGTAATTCTTGTCCAGTTAAAAAAACATGTTTTGCTGTTGGTATTTCTAATAAGGAATGGGGAGTTTGGGGTGGTATTTATTTAGAAGGTGGAGATATATCAAGAGAGTTCAATAATCATAGAAACAAAGATGGTTGGGCAAAAACTTGGCAGTCTCTTACTATGGAGAAATAAATGTATACAAACGATATGCGTAGAGCCTTTCATCCTATCCTTCCCCCAAAAGGATTTAAGGTTCAAGTTATTGACAATGAGCACTTTCTTACGATAAAATTAAACGAACGACAATTTGCTACTATGGTTCATGATGAAAAAATAGAAGCGTTAAAATATGTTGTTCAGGTGAAGAAGGCTTTAGAAATGAATGGAGCAATTGTGCTAGTAACTAGGGAGCCACTAAAATAATGCAAACCTTTTTACCTTACAAAAATTACGATCAGTGTGCAGAAATATTAGATAATAAAAGATTAAATAAGCAGATATTAGAAGCCTATCAAATACTCAAGGTTTTGTCTGGTCAATCTCCTTCAGGTGCTTGGCGCAATCATCCAGCGGTATTGATGTGGAAGAATGCTGAGTATTCACTCAAGACATACGCTAAAACCATGATTAAAGAGGCTAAGGCAAGGGGTATTAAGACAGACAAGAACGAGTCCAATATAGACGCTCTAGAGGCTATCTGTGGCGAAATTTGGGGTACTCAGAAGCCTTTCTGGGCAACATCATCAAGCCCACACATAAATCGTATTAATATTACCCATAGGGCTAACCTGTATCGTAAAGACCCTATCTACTATGCTGAGTTCTACAAAGACACTACTAGTGAGTATAATAAGCCTTGTTGTGATAAGTGCTTATATTATTGGGTAACTCACGCTACCCGCTCAGTTTGACAATCTCAGGATAAGCGAGTACAATTATAGACATGGAGGTATTCTTGAATAACATTATTGTTATAATCCTTGCTACATTTACTTTATCTTTTGCTATCGCCTATATGTCTGTCTTACACAGAATGTCTAAACTAACACAAGAATTCTCTAAACTATTTATATCCCATAAATCTTTGCAAGACTTTGTTGAAAAGAATAACTTTGAATTTAAAAACGATAACGATGTACACAAAGAAAATTTTATTAAATTTCTTTCAGACTCTAGAGACTGGGCATTTACATACATTGAAGATGTTCAAAAAGGTTTAGAAAAATTTATATCAAACGTAGAGCCAGAAATTGTTAACTTTGATGAAAACAGTTCTACATATGAAGGAACCGAATATCACAATTTTATGAAAAGAATTTCTAAAGAATATAAAGAATTAAAGAAACTTATGCCAACAGATACAATAAGTAAAGATGCTTGATTTAAGAGGAATTCCAACCTGCACATGTCCAGAGTGTGGTGGCACTCTTTTTAGGGCTTTAGTTGGTTTTGATCCAGCAACATACACAATTTCTAACTATCATTTAGATATTCAATGCAATGAGTGTGGGGCTTTAGCAACTGCTCCAACACCAGTAGATCATCCAACAAATCCAAGTGACGATATGGGTTTTAAAGAATGAAAGATATTCTGTTATCAACTATAACAGGTTTTGGGTGCGGTGTCGTGTTCGCAGCATTCAAATTGCCAGTGCCAGCACCACCAGTTTTTGCGGGAGTCGCAGGAATTGTTGGACTATGGCTTGGCTTTACAATACTAACACAAATTATATCCTAGGAGGAATAATGGAAAAACTAATAAACGATAAGACAAAGGCAATGCTAGCATCATATGGTCGCTCAGTTCTTGCATCAGGTCTTGCACTATATATGGCTGGCGTAACAGATCCAAAAGATCTATGGGCAGCACTTGTAGCAGCGATTGCACCTGTTGCATTAAGAGCAATCAATCCAAACGACAAAGCATTTGGTGTATTGCCTGATGCTGCTGAAGTTGCAAAGGCTCTTAAGTCTGCAAAGGCACCAGCAAAGAAGGCTGCAAAGAAGTAATTTATCTTCTATCAGATAGCCAGTCTAGAAATAGGCTGGCTTTTCTGTTTATTCGTTTATAATTTGTAAATATTTATCTTTTAAAACTTCAACTGAAAAGTTATTAAATCCTATTTCTACAGCCTTATTCTTATAATCTTTTATATTTTCACCCTCAATATATTTATCAATCATATTTGCCAATCTTTCTGGATTAGCCTCATAAATATTAACCATTGATTTGGTTTTAAACTCACTTATTTTTTTAGATTCTACCAACCATTTTTCTGGCAGTATTTGATTATTAGGGGAAACGTCTGTCATAAAGACTGGCATACCACTTATTAAAGCCTCATTCATTGGTAAACATAACCCAGCATATCTTCTTGGCAATACCATTGCATCAAACCCATTATATAGATCTTCTCTATTTTTTACATTGTCTTGGCTTAATGTTAGGCGTTTATCTTTTGTATTAAAATCTAATGGAGTTTGAGTTGTAACAACTAATTCATATTCTGCTTTAGAATATTTAAGCATTTCTATTACGGTGTCAGTTCCATTTCTATCCTTGGCTGCCTTTTTACCACCAATATGAAGAATGCGTTTATGTGTCTTAGATAAGTTATTTTGTCTTATATTATCAAACAAAGATGTATCTGTTGGTGGTGGAAGGTGTATTAGTTTTGTTTTTGATCCAAACTTTTTGTTGACTATATCTATATTCCAAAGGCTTGGCGATAGTAAAACATCGGGCAGCGCCCACTCTGGATTTGTCATATTGCCAAACAGTTCGTAATTGTATTGAAGAATGGTTTTTATATTTCTTGCTCTTGCAAGATTAATAAAGTCTACACTATAAAAAGTTTCACAACTTATTACAACATCTAAATTTTCTAAAAATGCTAATATTTCTTTTGTTCTTGGCATTCCTCTAAGTGTTTTAAGAACATTATATCCGCTGTACCATTCAGGATGCTGTTTGTTATTATTAAAAAAAGCGGAATCAATAAGTAAAATCTTATCAGGATTAAGCATGTTAACTAATTCCCTAGTCTGATTACCAAGTCCAGTATTATCACATCTTGCTATAATTCCTAGTCTCATTCTTTATACCCCCAGACATTATCATCTGTTGTAAATTTTTTTGTACCTTCACGACCATCTAAATGATAAGATCTTTTAATATGTCCTTCTGGGTGGTAT